CTACCGGTAGCGGCGCGTGGGCGCCAGCCACGTCACCGCCATCACCGGCTCCGCTTCTTCCTCCTGGTCGCCGGGGTCGTCGGGGGCGGGGGCCTGGCGTACCTGCTCGATCTGCCGCTCGATGCCGCGCAGGTTCTCCTGCAGGTCCATGGTCACCACGCCGTCCACGGTGACCTTCAGCGGGTCGGCGAGGAGTTTGGCGCGCCGCTCGCCCAGCACCTCGAGCGCGACCGCGCGCACCGACCGCAGGCGGAAGAAGCGGCGTTCCAGGTCGGCCGGGTCGGTGTCCGGGCCGAGCTGCGCGAGCAGCCACGACCGCTGGAACTCGTCCACCAGGATCACGTCCCTCAGTACGAGGCACGGCCCGGAGCCGCTCGGGGAATGGGCTCCAGGCCGTGCGTGTGAGCGTATTACGCAGAGGACGAGCGTCCCCGTCGCGACGCAGTCTTCTTCGCCCCGCCCGCGCTGGCCGTCTCCTCCTGGCCGTCGTCCCTGCTCTCCGACGGCTCCACCCCATCCACCGCAACAGCCTCGTTCGGCTCGTCGCGATCCTCCGGCGGTTCCTCCCACGCGTCCGGGTTGGTGATCAGCTCGGCCACCTCCGGGGCCGGGCTCTCGCCCGGCAGCAGGATCAGCTCCTCCCGCGTGGTCGGGTCCTGTACGTAGACCGCGGCCTTCAGCCGCCCGCGGCCCGCCATCACAGGACCTTCGCCACGATGTGCGCGTCCGGGGTGTGCATGACAGGCATGCCGACCGCGGCGCCCTTGGTCCAGATCTGCACGGGGTCATCCTGGACGCCTCGGGTGATGATCAGGCCGGGGGCGTCCTCCCGGATGATCTCCGGGTTCGATCCGCGCGACAGCACCAGGGCCTCCGCGGTCACCCCGTACATGGTCTGCGCCCACTTCTCTCGCTCCGGCGGCACGAGAATCCACAGGTTCTCGGGCAGCACCTTGCGGGGCTTGCCGTCCACCCGCACCTGGGCCTTGTAGAACTGAATTGGCGGCAGGCTGTAGTTGCCGCGCACCACGTTGATCTGCTGCGGAGTGAGCGTCGCCGACGGCGTGGTCGACGGGGACACCGACCCGTAGTAGGCGGCCCTGTAGGCGTTGTTCGCCGCCAAGTAGCTGAACGCCTTCCGGGAGGTGATCACCAGCTCCGGCTCCGGCGCGCCGATGTCGTCCAGGTGCTGGATCCACCGCAGCTCGTCCGCGATCGGGTCGGAGGCCGGGTCCGACCACGGTATCCGGGCGACCGGCATGTTCTCGGCGGGGACGTTCCAGTCCACCTCCAGCGTCAGGCCGTTCTCCTGTTCCAGCGTGAAGCGGCCGTCCGCGAGCACGTCGCCGGCTGCCAGCTCCAGCCGGGAGCGGATGGCCTCGACGTGCCGTTCCACGTCGTCGTACAGCAGCTCGATCAGCCGGTCCTGGTCCGAGCCGTGCGACGCCTCCAGCAGGATCTGTTCCTGCTCGGAGACGACGAGCTTCTGCCCCAGCGCGGGCAGAGCGCCCTCGCGGGAGGTCTGCCACGCCTCGCGGGTCGCGAACGGCACCGAGGCGTTGAACGCACGGTACTTGGCGACGTTGACGTACCGGCCGGAGTCCTTCGTACGCCACTTCACTTCCCGCATCTCCACGGTCGGGAAAATGGTCTGGGTGAGGAGGAAGTCCTTCGGCGACGGGATCGCCCTGGCGAACGCCGTCAGGTCCATGACCGAGACGTCCTTGAGCAGGTCCTGAATCGTCACAGCTCAGCCCCCACTCACACGAAGCGGATCTGCGCGGCACGCGGGTGCCACACGAGCTGGGACACGTCGATGCCGCCCGGCACCTTCGACGCCTTCACCGCGCCGTGCCACAGCAGCGCGGCCGGAACACGGGTCTGGCCCGGCGCGAACGGGGCCTCGGCGATCACGAAGCCGCGCAGGATCTGGCGGCCGCAGTGCGCCTCCGGGTCGTACGGGCCGTACAGGCCGGACTCCGCGACCCTGCCGACCGGCACGCCGGACAGCACCCGGCCGTACGGGTCGCAGCCGTCGCCGCACACGTAGTGCGTGCCCTCGCAGAACAGGGTCAGGTCGAGGGTGATCGTGTCGACGGAGTCGGTGCCGTGCAGGGACGCCAGCCACTCGCGGTTGGCGGTGGTGTACTCGGACGTCGAGACGGGCTGGATGGTCATGTGCGTGTCTCCATGGACGCTGCGGTCAGATTCCGCACACCGCCCACGGAGGCGATGCCGTCCACGAAGTTCAGGGGGCGTGGTCCCCCAAGGTCTGAGGCCCGGACTATCGGGCTGCGGAGTCGCTGAACTCCGGGATCAGGCCACGGCGCTTGGCCATCTCCAACCCGGCCGAACCGGGCTTGGACACCGACGCCGTACGGGTCGGCCCGCGCCCTGCCGGTGCGCCCGCGGGGGCGGCCGGCACCGGGGTGCGGACCTCACCGAACAGCTCAGGCCGTCGTGCCCGCAGCGCCTCGGCCGCCGACTGGATCTGCGCCTCGTCCGCGTCCTCGTCGTCCACGGCAAGCAGACGCTCCGCGTCCACCAGGTCATCGCCCTCCGCGCCGAGCGCCACGAGCGCGGCCCGGCGAAGCGCCGCCCGCTCCCGCTCGGCGGCCAACTCCTCCCGGCGTGCGGCCTGCAACTCCCGCTCCTGGACTGCCTGCTCTCGGCGCTCTACCTCCGACAACGCGGCCTGCTCGGCCTCCCGCTGCGCCGACACGAACTCGCTCAGCGCCTTGGGAGAGTCGAATCCAAGCGTGGACAACAGACGCTTGATGGCTGCTCGTTCACCCTGCGCCTTCTCCCGGGTGAGCATCTTGCCCAACCGGTCCTGGGTGACCGTGACCTGCTGCTCCTGGCCGCCGTCCGGGGCGTCTTCGAGCTGGTCGTTCGTCTCGTCCTCCGACGAGGCACCGAGAATCGGGTAGATCGGCCGCCCGTCACGGCGGTGGCCGACAGGACGGCGAGGCGGCAGGGGCCGGACCATACATCTCCTCCAGAGCGCGCCCCCGCGCTGCCGATCAGTGTAGCCACCTGCACCGACACGTCCACGAACCCTTGTCCGACCGCCCCCACAGGATGGCCTCGAACAAGGAGGCACCACCCATGACACTCGACCCCTACACCGCTGTCGGGCTCATCCCGGAGATCACCGGGATCCAGCAGCGCGACGACATCGCCGTCAACCTCGACCACCTCTACGCCCTCACCCGCACCGCCGTCTCCCTCGGCGGCCTCGACCACCCCGTCCGCCTGGCCGTCCTGCCCGAAGGCGCGCTCCAGGGCTTCACCGACGAGATCCACGACCTGGACCACGCCACCTACGCCCGCACCTGCGCGATCAGCCTTCCCGGCGCGGAAACGCAAGAACTCGGCCGCTGGGCCCGCGAGTTCAACATCCACATCATGGGCCAGGCCAAGGCCCTCCACCCGGCCTTCCCCGACCGGTACTTCAACGTCGGCTTTGTCATCGACCCCGACGGCGAGATCGTCCTGCGGCACTACAAGCTCGCCCCGCTGCCACCCATGGAGCACAGCCTCAGCCCACACGATGTGCTCGACCAGTGGACCCGTCTCTACGGCCGCAGCCCCGAGGCGTACTGGCCCGTTGCCGACACCGCCATCGGCCGTCTCGGCGTCATGATGGCCAACGAGGCGTCCTACCCGGAGAACGCCCGCGGCCTCGCCCTCGGCGGATGCGAGATCGCCTACCGCACCAGCTACCCGCTGCCCGGCGTCGCCTCCGACGCCTACGACATCCAAAACCGCGCCCGCGCCCTCGATAACACCATGTACGTCCTCGCTCCCAACCCCGCCTCCTACACCGGAGCCGACGTGCAGCGCGTCGACTTCTTCGGCGGCCACTCCACCATCACCGACTACACCGGCCGCACCATCGGCCACCTCGACCACGGCGGCGTCGCTACCTTCGTCACCGCCACCATCGACCTGCCCGCCCTCCGCCGTCAGCGCACCACCGCCGCGTGGACCAACTGGGCCAAGGACCTGCGCACCGAGCTGTTCGCCACCCTCTACGAACAGCCCCTCTACCCGGCCAACCTCTACGCCGACCGCCCGCCGTACAACCACGCCGAATACCGCGAGCACGTCACCGAACCCCAGATCGATCTGATGCGCGCCCGCGGCATCTGGCGCTGACCCCCGCTTCACGCACCCCGAGGCCGCGTCACCGGCCCGCCTCCACGGGCTCCCGCTCGCTCACCTTCCCCACCGGCTTCCTCACCCTGGCCGACCCCGACCCGTCGTCCTCCTTCTGGTCCTCGTCGTCCTCTTCACGCCCGCGCCGAGCAGCGGCCTCCGCCATCCGCACCGCGGCCTCCTGCTCCGCCTTCGCCCTGATCCGCTCCACCTCCTGCGAGGCGTCCTGGATCGGGTACCCGGCCTCCAGCAGCATCGCCACCGCCGTCTCCAGCGACAGCACCCCCGCCCCGTACGCCTTGGCGACCTCCTCCAGCACTGCGCCCCGGTCCGTCGGGGTGTGCGGCGCCCACGCCAGCCGCGCCGGCAGCGTCTCCCCAGCGGTCCAGCCCTCCGCACGCCCGGCCTGGTACAGCCGCTGCACCATCTTGAACAGCAGCCGGTACTTGTGCTCCCTCGCCAACCGCATCATTCCGATCAACGCATCCAGCGGCCCCAGCGCCAGCTTCAACGCGTACCCCGACGGCACCTCTGTGGCCTCCAGCGTCCCGAGCCCGGCCGCCGTCACGCGGCTGTTCGCCGCGATCCGCTCCAGTAGGTGATCCACCCGCGCCCGCAGTTCGGCCAGCTGCGGTGAGGTGTCGAGGGCGTCCATCCGCCCGGTTTCGCCGAGCTGCCACACCGCACCGGCCTTCACCTGGAGCTCCTGCGGCTTGCCCGTCGCCCGGTCCACCGGCAGCCGCGCACCCGCGAGCCCGATGATCGGCGTGCCGGTTGTCGCGGAGGCCGCTGAGCTGTCCGAGTCCGTGGCCGCGAGCTCGTCGAGCGCCTGCAGAACCCGGGCCAGAATCGAGCGTCCCCAGTGCTCTCCGCCGTCGGGGATCGTGTTCGCGATGTGGATCACCGGCACGAAGTCGATCATCAGATCCAGCCGGTTCAGCTCCGTGCCGTCCGGCCGCACCCGGAAGCTCGCCTTGTCCATCGGCAGCCGGTCCAGCGTCTCACCGTTCTTCAGATCCTCCAGCAGCCACTCCGCGTCCGTGAGGTAGCACGTCACGTTGGACATCCGACCCGGCTCCCACGGGTACTGCCGCCCACCAGCCGCAGCACCGTCCTCGCCGTTCTCGGAGATCGGACCTAGCTCGTACGTCACACGCCGCACCCGGGCCTTCAAACCGGCGTCGTCGTCCGCCGGCAGCTCCCACGCCAGATGCACCCGCCTGGGAAAGTCCTCGTCCTCATCGCCCCACTGAGGGAAGAAGAACCCCGGATCGTAGACCCGCAACGTCGGCCGCTGCTTCTCCGGATTCCACGCCAGCACCATCACGCTGTCCCCGAGCAGCACCGCCGCCCGCTCCGCCTGCTGGACCCGAAAGGTCAGCAGCTCCTTGTCCGCCCACTTCCGCAACCGGTCCTGGACCGCAGCGGCCTCCGCCGCACCGGGCGTCGGCGTCTCCGCATCGGCGTGCTCCGCGCCCTCGACCGTGACCTTCTGCTCCGAACCGAGGAGGTAGCCGAGCGCAGTGTCCACGAGGTTCGCCGCGTCGCCCAGCTCCCGCCGCTCCAGCGCGCTCGCATCGCCACCGGCCGCCGCGAGCTGCCCGGCCTGGTTGTTGTCGTACGACGCCAGCACCTTGTACGCAGCCAGCCGCCGCAACTCATGCGGCGGCACCCACGTCTTGGCCAGCTCGGGGAACGCGCGACTGCCCGGACGGCCAGCTTCGGCCATCACCGGCTTGTAGTTCAGCCAAGACCACGCGTCGATCACCAATTGGCGCAGGCCCACATCCACTCCAAGGAGGTCGGCCCCGCGCCTTCAGCAACCCTAGCCCCCGCCCACCAGCCCCCCACGTGACGCCCAAGCACCCATGGCCATGCCTCAGCAGCCCCTCCCCGCGGGGTCGGCTACCGGGACAGCAAGGCCCTCACGGTCTTGCCGCCGTCTCCCGTGCCGGTGACCGTGACGCTGCGAGCCAGCCGGTGAACCATCGGCCAGCCGAAACCACCGGTTCCCCCGTTCAAGTCCGGTGTACGCATCCGCGGTCGGGCCGGGCTGGGGTCGGCCACGGCAACCTCGATGGCGTCCCGTCGGGCAGCGAGACGCAGCGAACAGACGCCTCCCGCATGCCGCAGAGCATTGGTGACCAGTTCGGAAACGACCAGCACGACTGTGTCGGTGGCCTCCGGGGCGACGGTCGGCTCCAGAGCCTCCAGGAATGCACGGGCCATGCCACGGGCTTCCGCGACAGCCGCTGGCTGCGCCTCCGTGATGGACAAGGTCATGGCAGCCGGGGCAGTAGCGACGTCGATCCCTGCGCGGTACATCACACTCACCCCGGTCTCGGTCGTCCGCAGCATGGCGCTGCTCCTTGCACCCGTTTGCCCTGAAAGAAGATCCCTAACGGTTCAAACGCGATCACCTCGTCCATCAGCGCCGACCGCTCAGCCGCTGGTCATCCCCTCCACGTGGTGGTGGCATCGTCGGATCAAGGAACAGATCCCACAGCGCCCACACCGCCGAGTCCAGCAGGTCCGGCGAGTCCTCCGTCTCCCCCTGACCGACGAACGTGGTCATCTGCTCCTCCAGCTCCGCGAACCGCCGAGCCGGGCCAACATGAGACACCCGAGCCTGCTCGTACAGCTGGGCGGCCGGGGCCGCCCGCGCCCGCTTCCCTCTGGTGGCATGAACGATGCGCCAGTTCACTGTCGGGTCCACCTGCTCCAGGAGAGCGGGCAGGTAGTCGCCGCCGTTGTTCGCCTCGATGACCACGCAGTCCGCCCGGTGCTCGTGGTACAGCGTGGCGGCCCGCTTCATCGCCTGCGTCGGCGTGTACCGGTCCTGCTCACAGTGCAGCAGATACCCGCGGGGCCGGTCGTCCCCGAACATCGTCTCCACCGGGAACCCGCGCCCCGCCACCGTGAACGCCGTCATGTCCGCGTTCTCGTGGCTCTTGGTCGCCGGGTCCACGGACACCACCACTCGTTGGAGGTCCGGTAGATGCTCGGGCCGGGGCCGGAAGCCCTCGACCTCCAGCATCCAGCCCTTCCAGAGCGCGCCTTCCACGTCCTCGAGTAGCTCGCCGGACAGCTCCTGACGGCCCAGCCGGGTGCCGGCGTACTCCTCCTCCAGCTCCTCGCGGGCCGCCGCCGACAGGTTCGCGTCGTTCTCCCGCATGTGCCCGCGGGTCAGCACCACCCTCGGCGGCGCCCCTCCCTCCTGATGCGCCTTCTCCTGCTCCCGGCCGCGCTCAACGAGCCGCTTCACGTGTGGGAGCGGCTTGGGCGTCGTGGAGATGACGACCTGCGGCGTGTCCGCCTCACGCAGGCAGAACCACAGCATGTCGTAGACCTCCTGCGCGGTGTGCCGCGACCAGGCCGCGTACTCGTCCAGCCACGCCTTGTCGAATGCCCAGCCACGCAGGTTGTCCGGCGTCTCCGCACCGAACCCCCGGATCAGCGTGCCGTTCGTCAGCCGGAGCGTCGTCTCACCGAGCGACGAGTTGTACTTCGCTATCTCCTCCGGCGGGAACACCGACAGCAGCCCCGACTTCGGGGACTCGAAGCAGACATCGCGCACCAGCGTCGCGTTCTTCGCCACCACCGCGATCTGCAACCCTGGCGTCTGCGCCCACTCCCTCACCGCCTCCGCCGCCGTCCGCGACTTCCCCCACCCACGGCCGGTGAGCAGCATCCACACCGTCCACAGCCACAGCGGCTGACGCTGCGCAGCACGGGCATGGTGATGCAGCCACCCCGCGTGCGGCAGCCCATCGCAGTTCGGGACCTCGCACGCCCACCTGCGCGCCGACAGCTCGTCGGCCCGTACTAGTGCCGCGACCTCAGCCTTCAACTGCTCGTCGCTCATCACCGACGGGTCCGCGAACCCCTCGACCATGCGGCGCTTGGCCCGGCCGCGGCTCACTGCGCGCCCTCCGACAACCGGCGCTCCAGCTCACGGCGAAGCTGATCCATCCGGGCCCGGCGCTCCTCGTCCGACAAGGAGGCGACGTCCACGCCCTGGTCCCGGTCCTCGACCGTCCCGGCCGCTGGTGCCTCACCCACGGCCCGCCGTTCGATCTCCGCCGCAACCTGGATGTAGCGCAGCAGCTCCGACGGCGATAGCTCCCGCGGGTCGAGCGTCTGGAGCCGCGCGACCGCCTTGCTCTGCACGGCCTGCGCCAACTTCGCGTGCCTGCGGGCGATGTCCCGCCGCGCCTGCGCCTGCTCCGCGAGGAACAGCCGGTCCTGCTCTCGGTCGTAGGCCGCAGCCCGCATCACCCATGCGAACTGCCGCGACCACCGCCCCAGCAAGGACCGAGACTTATCCAACTCGCGTGCCGCTTTCGTGACACTCCGCGCCGGGCCGAGATCGCGGTACACGGCGAACGCCTCGAACGCCTGGACCGACTCCCCGCTCTGCCGCTCCCAGGACTCCACGGTGCCCTCGGCCACCGCTCACCTCCTGGCCGACGGCCGACTAGTTGCTCTGTGCGGCCAGGACTTCCAGCACCCGCCACGGCTCGTCGGCCGGCACGGTGCCGTCCTGCACCATCCGGTCGATGGCCGCCCGCACGACGGCGGCTGTCTCCACCGGCACGTCCCGAACGCCGAACACCGTCTCCAGCGGCGCCGTCCCCGCCCGGGTCGCCTCCCCGGTAGCCGAGTCGAACCAGCCCTCGGCCAGCTCGCCCAGGTGCCGCTCGAACACAGCGAGGATCACGCCGAGCGCCGTCGCGCTGTTGCCGATCTTGTACGCGGCTCGGGAGGTCTCCAGCGCATCGAGCACCGGCTCGTACTGCTCCAGCCCGGCCACCCACCGCTGGTCCGCCGTCGCCGTCGACCGGGCCGCGTCGAACGCGGCCTCCGCCCGCTCCAGCTCATCGGGCAGGAACATGAACTGCACGCTGGCGAAGTCGAGGTTCGCCTCGCCCAGGGAGGCGACGTCCACCTTCTCCAGCAGATCCAGGGCTTTGTCGTCCAAGCCCGTGTACTGCCGCCATTCCACCGACTCCAGCTCGTCGTACAGCTCCTTGAGGATCGCCGGATCGTCCTGCCCGGCGATGGCGTTGTGCGAGAGCTGGAGCGCGATCTGCCGCTGGCGGGGCAGCGGCTCGTCTATCTGCATCCACCAGATCTGCGACAGGCCGGCTTCGATCGCGGCGAGCGTGCGGTGGTTGCCGGACAGGACGACCAGCCGCCCCGTCTCGCGGTCGTTCCACACCAGCGGCGTCGAGGTTAGGCAGCCGTCACGCTCGATGTTCGCCACGAGCTGCCGGAACTGCTCGTGCGGCAGGAACCGCGCGTTGACGTCAAGCAGCGTCAGCGAGCGCGGGTCGCCCTGCACCATCTGCGGCGGGGCGAGGCGCGTGGTCTCCTCCATGGTCAGACTCCCGTCTTCGTCGTCGGGGCGCCCCACCGCTTCGCCCACATCTCAAGGGCCTCGGCCAGCGTGTGCTGGCCCATAGCCCCCTGGTACTGGAGCTGGAACTTCCAGCCGTCCTCGTTCGACGGGCTGCGCTTGTGCAGCCGCAGCAGCCCGCGGTACTTCATCGACACCGGGTTATTGCTGAACGCCGTCGTCGCCACCCGCCGGATCCGCCGCGAGAACGCCCGCTGGCACAGCAACTGCGCCTCGGCGCTGGTGGCCGCGAGCACGATCAGCTTCGACAGCCGCGGATAGTCGGTCGGAGCGACCGCGAAGTCCGAGAGCACGTACGCCTCGTCCGGCGTGAACGTGCTCGGAGCCATCGCGAACACGCCCAGGAGCCGCCCGCCGCCGTCCTTCACCGCGACGGCCAGGTTCGCCGCACCCGGCGCGATCTTCGGGTTGAGGTACCGGGAGCGCAACGCGTTGAACTGGCCGGGCTTCAGCAACGACAGCCTCAGCGGACCGACGAGTTGGTCACCCTCGCGCAGGCGCGGGACCTTCACCGGCTCGATCGGCTGGCGCGGAGCGACGATCCTCGTCCGGGCCTGACTGGCGTACACGTAGAAGGGAGCAGCGCGTGGCGTCGCCTTGATCACGCCGCGCAAGTAGGGGTGCAGCTCGGGCACGTCGTGGTTGGAGGCCGTCAGCCAGTACGGCCGGTCCGTGATCGCGCCGAGCACGCCGACCACGTCGTCGTCGGACAGCGGCTCGTACTCGGACGCGTCCCAGGTGAAGTGCGCCTCCAGCGGCTCGTACAGCTTCTCGTAGCCGCCGCCGTAGAAGGGAGGGAAGGAGCACACCGGGGCGTCCCGGGGAACCTTCTGGAGCCAGGAGCGCACGTCCTCCACCTCGTAGGAGGCGAGTTCGATGTCCGAGCCGGACAGCCGCTCGACTGTCTCGGCGTGCTTGGCCTTCCACTGCTCCCGGTAGGAGCGCACCACCCGCTCGTGCCACAGCCCTTCGCGGCCGACGCTGGCGAGGAACCGAGTGCCGAGCATGAGCGTGGCGACGGTGCCGACACCGTCGTCCAAGGAGTCCGCGAGCCAGCCGAGTACGTCTCGGCTCTCCTCGCGGAGCTGGATGCCGACCGGCTGCCGGGTGAGCCACCGGCCGACCGCGCTGGTGTAGATGGACACGTCGGAGGAGTGGAGGGCGAAGCCCATGCCGGCCACGCTGCGCTCGATAGTGAAGTTGCCGCAGCACGGGACATACACGGGGCCGCTGGGCCACTGGCTGGCGGTCTCACGCACGATGGAGCGCATGGGGCCCGGGATGGTGCCCTGGAACATCTCTCGCCTCCCGACGAACAACAGCGCCCGGCCTCAGCGGGGTGCCGGGGCCGGGCGCTGCGCTGGAACCTTACACAAGGAGCAGGCAGCTCCTTGGAATCATGTCACCTATCTTTAGAGCGCGGTTCCGACGCTCAGATCAAGGTGCCCTGCTGGTCCATCGGGGACAACTCGCGCACGTCGTCCCCCGTGACGTCCTTCCACCAGGCGGCGAACACGCGGCGGTGGCACCACAGGCCCGGCTTGGCCAGGTCCTCGAAGCAGAGCAGCACCAGGCGGTGATCGCCCTCGGCCTGCGTGATCTGCCGCAGCCGCGCGGCGATCCGCTCGGGCCCGAGCTGGTCGAGGTCGGCCCGGTACGCCGTCGTGAACTCAGGCTCAGGCCGGGAGAGGTAGTCCCGACGCGGCGCAAGCTCCCGCACCGAGTGGGTGAGGGAGTAGGGGAGTTTGAACCGGGGAGCGCCCAGGGTGATGCGTACCGGCACCCCTTGCGGGGGCTGGAACGCCTGGAACCGGTTGGTGAACAGGGTGAGCACGTGGCCATTCCTTTCATGGTGCTCAGATGCCGGGGGCGTCGGCGTCGCCGGCGGCCCCGGTGACCGATGATGCCGCCCGCTCGGGCCTTCGGGGGCCTGAGCGGCACCGGGCGCGTAGGGAGATTCCCCCTGCGCGCCCGGCCCGGGCCGAAACGGGTTGGAACTCGGAGAGGAATTCAAGCGGAAAGAGCGCGGCCGGAATTCCGGCCGCGCCCACTCACCCAAACCCGCAGGAGAGGAGGGGCGCGACCGCCGCCGCGCCCCTCCGTTCTACTTCGCTGCCGCTTCCGGCTTCTTGGCGGGCGTCCGGCGCGCCGGGGCCTTCGCGCCCGTGGCCGTGCGTGCCGCGGGCTTCGGGCCGGGCTTGGCCGCCGCCTTCCTCGCCGTGGACTGCGGCTCGTCCGCCGCCTTCACCTCGGGCTTGGCCGCTGCCTCGGTCTTCTTCGCAGCCGCCGCCTCCTGCTGGACCTCCACGGCGGCCTTGTTGAACTCCTCGGCCATGGCCCGCTGGATTCCCTGCGCCTTGCTCAGCAGGTTCCGCACCATCTGCACCTTGGCGTACAGGCGGCCGACGACCCGCAGGTGACGGGCGAGGTCGTCACCGAGGATGACGGCCAGGTCCTCCGGCTTCTTCTCCGCCAGCTCTTCCAGCAGCGGGATCAGGACCTCCTCCGCCTTGCCGAGCCCGTCCTTCGCCTTGGCCTTGGCCTTCTTCTGCTTCTCCTGCTCCTCGGCGGTCGGCGCCTTCTCGTTGGTGAGGGAGGTCTGCTGCTCCATCATCTTGAGGCCGTTGGCGAAGTGCTGCGCCTCGGCCTCACTGTCGAAGTCGCCGCGCACGTACCGCATGGCCGCCACCATCTGGTTCGCCGGGTTGAGCTGGGCGATGTGCCAGGCGAGGTTGTTCTTGATCTGCCCCTGGTCGACCATCTCGGCCACCTCGGGGCGCAGGGTGAGCAGGCCCAGCCGCCAGGTGATGTGGGTCTCGGTCTTGCCGAACTGCTTGGCGATCTTCGCCGGGGTCCATCCGGCGGCCTTGAGGTCGGCGTACGCCCCGGCCTCCTCCATGATGGTCATGTCCGCCCGGTTGACGTTCTCAGCGATGCTGAGGACGTACGCCTCTTCCTCGGTGGCACCCTCGACGACCTTCGCCGGGATGACCTCCAGGCCGGCCGCCTGGCAGGACCGCCAGCGCCGCTCGCCCGCGATCAGCATGTAAGGGGCCTTGGCGCCCTCGACCGGTCGGACGACGATCGGCTGGAGGAGGCCGTTCTCCTTGATGCTGTTGGTCAGCTCGTCCTGCGCCTCCTCCGAGAAGAACTTCCTCGGCTGCTCCGGGTTGGGAGCGATCTCGCTGACCTTGATGTTGATGAACTCGACCTTGCTGTCAGCCATTTCCCCGCGCCTTTCGTGAATTCCGTTTGGGGTGCTTCCCTTTGCTCTTACACTTATATCTTAATGGCGAATACCACCAAAGCAAGTTCAGAACTCTTTTAATTCAAGGGAATTAAGAAAGGGGAATTCGCTGCATTTCGAATTCCCCTTTCCGGCTGCGGAAACGAGAGAGCCCGCCACGACCAAGCGGTCACGGCGGGCTGGCTCCCGTCACGCACCCCGACGGCCACACCGGACGGCCGACTCCTCGCCGGGTGGGGCGCGGGGGGGGGTCGGCCACCCGGCGAGGAGTAGGGAAGGACGCCGCTCACGCGACGCTGCCGTGCGGGCTCCTGCGGCTGCCGTACCCGCCCGGCACGTCAAAACGTACAACAGCTCGTCAAAAATGTCACCTATTTCGCTGGTTAAGGGCAGGCCGCCCTAACTGACCGTCAGGTCTCACCCCCGCTACGTCCGCCGCCGCGCTTCCGCCTTTCCAGGAGCGCCATCGCCTCAACCACCTTGCGGGCGTCGCCCCCCGCCGTCTTGTTCGACGCCCCTCTCAGCACCCGCGGGGCCCCCTTCGCGACCTCAGTAATCTCACGTTCGTCAACCTCGGACATCGACATGCGGTTCCTCCCGTGCACGGCGTGCGCGCCGCTCCGCCCGCCCTGATGCGACTCCTCGGGGCGCCCGCCGACGGCAGGCGCGCGGGAGGGCAAGCCGGTGCCCGCTCACCGGTCGCCGCTCCGCCGAGAAACTGTGCGACAAACCCTATAACCCCCGCCACCTGCGATGTAGTCTGATCTTCGCGGTTGTTACCGGTCGGTCGCACCGCCGGAGCATACGACACAGCCAGAGATGACGGACATGGCAGACACCCAGGACACCGGGCAGGCCCTGAGCCTTCAGGCGAAGCTGATTGCCCTGCTCAGGCTGCGCCGTGACCCCGATGGCTTCACACCCAGTGCGCGGGACATCTCCAACGCCACCCGTAAGGCGCCGGGAGCCTCCGTCTCCCACGGCCAAGTAACCAGCCTCTTCAACGGGTCGAGCGGCAACCCCACGACCTCGACCATCGGAGCTGTGGCCGACGCCCTCGGCGCGCCGGCCGCCTTCCTCCTGCCAGGAGCCGAGTGGGACGACCTGACCGCACTCTCCGTCTTCGTGTCGCGACCCGAGGCACGTGAAGTCCTGCGTTTAATGCTGGGCCTTGAAGTGCAGGACATTCTTGAAATCAGCTCAACGCTCCGGGAGATCCGTCGCCGGGAGGGACTGCCAGAGGACGTCCCGGCGATCCCCCCACCTCCCCCCGGCGTCGACCAGCCCCGCGAGGGGCGTCCGCGCCGCCGGAGCTTGCACGAAGCCGCTGAGCGGGCAGCGGATTACCTGGAAGGACGCTGACGTGGATGGCCCGATCTTCGGCCTGTGCTCGGTGCTCACCCTGGTGAGCACCGCGATTGCTCTCGTTCGAGCCGTCGCCCAGCGGAGACGAAAGGGCGACTACTTCCGTGTAGCGCGCCGCGCCCATGTCGTCGCGCTGGCAAGCGGCTTCGTCGGTTCCGTGCTGGCGATCCCGGTCGTGGCGGAGGTCGCAGACAGAGCGACGATGGCCGAACTGTCCTCGCTCATCTCGGACATCGCTGCGGTGATCTTCTGCGCGAGCCTCCAGGTCCTGATCATCGACTGGGAGTACCGGGAACTGCCCCACGACGCCAGCATCGCGTGCCGCATCGGCTTCGTCGTCGTGGTTTCCGGCCTACTGATCTGGCAGTTCCGCCGGACCGACCCGGCACGACTCGGCCTGGATCTGTCGACCTCGTACGCGCAGTTCAGTGATGTCCGCACCTACATGCTGACGTACCTCGGCTTCTTCGCGGCAGCCGGCGCCGAGGTGGCGGTGCGCGCCGCGAAGCTCGCGCGCGGCGCGTGGGAGCGGGGCCGTGCGGCGGGCACCGGCCTGGCCGTGGCGGCGGCCGGGGCGGCGTTCGGTGTCCTCTACGCCGTTAGCCGAGGAGGCTACATACTCGCCTACGAGAGCGGCCACGCCTGGCCGCTGGCGCTGGACAACGTCATCAGCCCCGCGCTGGCGGGGCTGTCCATTGGGTGCGTGGCGACCGGGCTGTCGATGGCCGTGCTCAGCAACAGCCGCCGCTCGGAACCGCTGCGCCGCAGCGTGAACGTCTAGGCGGAGCGCGGCTCCGCCTCGGCGGCACCCCACTGCCGCCACGTGAAGGCAACCCGGTCCCCGTCCACGGTGCGCGAGCCCCTAGACGCGGCCGGGTACACGGCGATCTGCTCCAGCAGAAGGACGATGAGGCCCTTCTTTGCCTTCAGCGGCGCGTGCTTCCACCAGCGCACGAGATCCGGGATGTCCCCCACGGGGACGTGCTTGACCTGCTTCAGGAACCGGGCCTGCGTCGACTTCTCCCGGATCAGGTTCGTCAACTCCTTGTCGGCGGCCTTGAAGGCGGCCAGCGACATGCTCGAACCCGCGGCGTAGTCCGCACCCAGCTTCTTCTGTCGTCGGCGAGCCGCTGCGACCTGCTTGTCCAAATCCTTCGCCTGGGCAAGCAGTTCCTCCCGTGCGGCGCCGATCAGCTCCGCAACCTCCGGCTTGGCCAGCTCACCAAGGACTTGTTCACCGACGTACTTCTCGTACAGGTCGGCGTTGATGCGGACCTTGCCACAGCCGCCCGGATGCTGAGGGGAGCTCGGCGGGCAGCGGTGCCCACGGGCTCCGGCGTTCGACGGCGACGCCCCGAGCGTGTGGCCACACAGGCCGCAGACGCTGAGTGGGCCGGAGAGAAGGTACTCGCGCTGGTCAGCGCGCTCCTTGCCTGCGCCTTCGGCCTGCTTCATGGCGCGGATGGCAAGGAAGTCCTCAACGGGGATGATCCGAGGCCCGCCGCTGTCGACCAGCTCACCGTCCTCGGTCTCCATCAAACCGGCTATGGCCGGGTGGTGAAGCACGCCGGCCAGCACATCAGGCTTGAACTTGTTGCCCAACGTGGTGCGGTAGCCCGCTTCGCTCATCCACTCCGTGATCGCGGGCCAGCTCTGTCTCAGCAGCCGCCGCGAGGCGGCGGCCCGGATGCCCTCCGCCTCCGCCTCGCGCACGCGCCGGTACGCCATGTCCTCAAAACCGTAGAGCCTTGGCATGATCTCGACCCCTCTACCCGACCCCCTACATGCACTAATTTACCAGCGAGATAGGTCACACTCTTGATAGAACAACGAACACCTCAAATCGCGCATTACCCCTGATCATGGACTCACCTCCGTACGAGGCTCGACACCCAGCACCCTCCACAGCTCAGCCGTTGGAACCCGGACCGTCCCCCCAAGAGGGAGCGTCCTGACGGGGAACGTGCCCGCCCTGATCAACTCGTACGCCTTGTCGCGGCCAATGCCCAGTGCACGTCCCGCTGTTGTGACATTGACCGTGGCCGGGAGAGCAAGTAGCTCCTCCAGCCGCATGGCTCCGGTCGGTCCGCCCGCTTCATGAGCAGTCATCGTTGGTCGCCTGTCTCCCCCGCGCCAACTTGTCAGCAACTTTACAACGCTGTCCGACACCCCCAGCAAGATCGAAAGAGATCACGCCAGACACGTACGGATACGTACGACACCGAGGGCTGGCTGTGAGCCAAGCAACAGACCAGCAGGGGGTCGGAGTGTTTGAGCCGAGCTACTACCGGCGGTGCCAGTGCAAGGGGCCGCTCAAGGACAAGGAGGGCAACCCGGTCCTCGACGCGGACGGCAAGCCGAAGATCGGGGACATCGGGCTGACGTGCCCGAAGCTCGGCAAGGGACACGGCACCTGGTACTTCTACTTCGAGGCAGAGCGCGGCGAGGGCAACAAGCGCGCCCGCATACGCCGAGGCGGCTTCACCAAGCTGGATGACGCCAAGAAGAAGGCCAAGGAGCTGTACGACGCGGCCACGGCCGGCACCGACGTACTCTCCGACGAGACGTGCGGCGACTTCTTCCTCCGGTGGATCAAGGCGAAGAAGTCCCTCGCCCGCACCACCCGCCACGGCTACGAGGAGCACATCAACAACTACCTCCTCCCTCACCTCGGGCACATCAAGCGCCGAGACCTCAAGGTCCGGCACCTCGACAAGATGTACGACGCGATCGAGAAGGAGAACGCCGAGCGGATCCTGCACCGTCTCCGCGTCGATCAGCTCCAGAAGGACCGGGACGCCGCGCACCAAGCCTGGGTGAAGACGGCGGGCTACGCCAAGAGGGAGGAGCGCCGCGCCGCCCGCCGCGCCTTCCTCGACGCAAATGCGGCGCTCCGCGAGGGCAAGAAGGGGCTGCGGAAAGTCACCTCCGCTGCCACCATGCACCGCATCAACGACACGCTCAGTTCGGCGCTGTCCTGGGGGATCAAGCGGGAGCAGGCGTTCTCCAAGAACTGGGCTCAGCTCGTGGAGCTGCCGCCGGTCACCCGGCCGAAGCCGCTCGTCTGGACGCCCGAGCGCATCGAGCACTGGAAGCGCACCGGCGAGAAGCCTGGCCCGGTCATGGTGTGGACCCCCGAGCTGACCGGCGAATTTCTGGACTTCGTCAAGACCGACTGGCTGTACGAGCTGTGGCACACCTTCGTCTTTAACGGCCCCCGCCGCGGTGAGATGGCCGCGCTGCCCTGGACCGAGGTCAACACCGACGCCCTTTGGATGCGGATCTCCCAGCAGATCGTGGAAGTCGCCTACAAGCTGTACGGCGAAGCGCCGAAGGCCGACAGCGTCCGCACCGTCTCACTGAGCCTGGAGTCCGGCGACAACTTCGTCAGCTTCCGTGCGAAGCAGGAGCAGAAGCGCCAGGAGTGGGGAGACGCCTACGTCGAGACCGGCCGCGTGTGGACGCACGAGAATGGCGAGGCACTCCACCCCGACTGGATCTCCCGCCGCTTCACCCGCCTCGTAGAGCTGTCCGGCCTACCCCCGGTCCGCCTGCACGACCTACGCCACCTCGCGGCCACCCTGTCTCTCCTCGCCGGTAACGACATCAAGGTGGTCCAGGAGAAGCTGGGGCACTCCTCGCGCCAGATCACCTCCGACACCTACACCAGCGTGCTACCCGAGATGATGCGAGCCGAGGCCGAGTCGGTCATGGCCGTCGTCCCCCGCGAAGTCCCCTTCGAGGTGCGCACCCCGCTCACGATCCCCGAAAGGGCCTGGCAGGGCGACATCGCCGTCTTCTTCGCCCACGGCGCACGGCAGTCAGGCGACACCTGGGCCGTTGGAGCGCAGACCCAACCCGACTCCGATCTCCTCGGCATGATCACCCTCGCCGGCCGGGGCCAGGACGACGCCGCCAACGCGGCCGTGAAGTGGATACGCGACCACTGCACCGCTAACGACCTGGAGCTGGTCCGCGTCGAGAAGTTCAACGACCGGTACCCGGAGGAGCAGCGAGCGGACTTCTCGCTCACGCGCTTCACGATCGCCCGCGCCGAGGCACCGGGCCTGGACGACTGGGCGCTTCCGACGGGCCTGCCGCCCGCGGCGTCCCGGACCGCACGCCGGGCTTCGAATGGGCGTCGGAAGGCGGCGTGA